GTGAATCAGAAGCCGACAGGCTCCTGAGTTGCTCGGTGAGCGCAGCGGTGCGCTCGGACAGTTCGTCGATGCGAGCTTGCATGGCTTCCATGCGCTCAGTCATATCGTCGGTAAGTGAGGGCGAGTCCGTCGATTCCTCTAGATCCCCTTCCACTGAAATCGCTACTGGCTCGGAAGTTAGTAGTTTCATCTCATCGGCGGGCTCGTCCTCAAGGTCCACCTCAACGACAACCTGAGTCCTAGTGGACTCGGGCTCTACGCCGAGGAAGTCATAGCGGAAGGCGGCGACCAGATCACGGTCGTAGCGGCCCTCCTCGATGGACTGGCGCAGGTGCGCGTCCATCCCGGTATCGGTTGCAGTGCGGATCTTCACCGCGTCGGGGTCCATGCCGACGGGCACGGCTGAAAACTCCACGAGTTGCGCCCGCGTGATGATCGAGCTGAACTCGTTGAGCGTGGGGATCGACTTCGTCTCGGCGGCGGTCGGCTTGCGGGCCTCGACCACGTTGAAACCAACACTTCCACCTGGCATGAAGCCCGCCTGCACCATGTCGTGCGCGATGTCGTTGAACGGGTTGACACCTTCGGGAGTGAACTCTGCATCGCCACTCAGGGCACCCTTCACTGCGCGGCCCTTCTTGAGGCCACTCATACGCCCAAGGGGCAGGCGGTCCTCGCTGGCGTTGTGCCCGAACAGGAAAGGCTGCTGACGTTTCTTGAAGTCATCGAGATCCCACCCTGACACCCGCACTACATCCCTGAAAAACCCAACCGGGTTGTCCGTTGACATGATGTAGGTGAAGGTGCGGTCGGCCTTAGCCTTGGGCTTGTCGCCCCCGGCACGGGCCACGAACGCGCCCTCGTCCATGCGGAGCTTGCGGAGGTCATCGGGGGTTACACCGCTGCCGCGCAACTCGTCGATGGTCAGGTCGGGGCTGGCGAGGCGCTTGGAGATGTCTTGGAACTTGCTCATTCTTCGTCTGGTTGGAGGTAGGCGACGGGGAGCGTCACACAGCGGCAGTTGATGATTTCTTCGGCGCGGCCAGTGGGATCTTGCGGATACCGCAGACCGTTAGCAAACACGGCACCCATGACAATGACCGACCCGTTCAGCTCCGCGTGGGAGTGACGGACGGCATCGTCCTCTGCGGAGCGCCACATGATCTCTTTGACACGGGAAGACTTGTACTGTTCGTAGGTGGCGGTGTTCTCAGCGATGCCTAGCTCCGTCTCCACGATGGTCGCCGCACGAGCGTCCTTCGTCCCGAAGACGCTCTGGAGTTCGTCGGTCAATGCAGGGAGTTGGGCGCGGATCAGTTCGCGCAACGGTCCTGCACCCGTGGAGTTCGCCAGGGCCTCAACCATCGTCTGCTTGACGCGGTTGGCAAGGCGACTCGTCACTCCCTCGGATAGACGATGGACCTGGCGCGACATTGCCTCGACCACACTCGGGTCGGTGACGATCTTCAACGCGGCGCCTGCGGGGAGGTTGCCCCCGATCAAGTCGCCAGCGTCTTCGAGCGCGGCAGCCCATACGCCACGGAGAGATACGCGGACAGCGGAGCTAAGACTCGCGGCCCACTCGGAACGCTCCAGCAGCAAAGCCTCGAACTCGATGTCGGTCAGGCCGGTGGGGTCAAAGACCTCGTCGTAGATGTCACGGGAAGCCTCGGACTCTGCCGACCGCCCCTTGCTCGATATTTCGCGCCATTTTGCGATCTGAGCCTTCTCGTATTGACCGAACCAGCGAACAAGCGCCGCCTGCATGGCGTCGGCCTCGACGGAGATCACGCGGGAGAATGCTCGGGTGACGGATGCCGCCGTTTGGTTCTCCTTGTCCGGCTCGTCCTTCGGAAGGGCGGGTGGTCTCCCCGTGGGGACACGCTCGTTGGAGCCCTCGACCACGGCGGCCAGGATTGCCTTCGCTCGGCCTAGGTCCAGCGGGAACGAGGCCACGATGATCTGCTCGGCGGCTGACTTCGGCAACTCGCCAAAGCCCACGGCCAGGACGAGCTCCTTGAGCTGGGCCACCTGGGCGCCGTTCAGCGAGTCGGTGGACAACGCGGACGATTGGTCCGGCTCTTCGTCCCGCAGTTCGGTCAACTGTGCGCCGATGTACTTCCTGTCTCCCTGCTCGAAGGGGTCCACCTTGAGGCCCAGGCGCTCCAGCATCTCGTTGGCCGACACCCCGGAACCCGTGCGAGCGATGTCGGTCGCCAGCTTCAGCTTCTCGGAGATGTCATCACGCAGGGCCTCGATGCCAGACGAGTCAAACGAGGGGACGAGTTCCGACGCCCCAGGCATAAGGCCCTCAAGCCTCGGGAGAAGGCGCCCACGGATCACATCCGCAGTTAGGTCTGCCAGGGCCAGGATGCCGTTCGGACCCGTCCACATCTCGCGGTGGGCCGTCTCGATGTTGTTGTATGTGGCGGAGTCGTAGACACCCACCACGGGGGGCGGGACTCCAATCGCTGCGAGGATTGAATCACGCAACCATTCGCTCAGGTCGCGGTATGCCATATCGCTCGGCTTGGTCGCATTCGGGAAGAACTTTGCCCCTCGGTCGAGAACCTTGATACGTCGGGCATTATCACTGTTGCCCCATTCGTCCTCGGCAGCGGCCTGTCTGCGCTCCAGCTCGTCAACATGGAGCTTCTCCTCGAAGATCAGGAAGCCCCCAGGATCGCCGTTGTTACGCACCGCACCGTCCATATACCGAAATGCCTGGAAGTACAGGTCCACCTCGCGCATGACGCCACGGACGTCTCCCAGACCCCTTACAAGGTTGTATGGGTCGTAGTCCTTGAACTGGATGACGGCGGCCCTCGGCCAGATCAGGGATTCGCCCCCATTCTTGACCGCGTAGCGGTAGGACACGGGCCAGCCACTCGGGCCTGTCTTATGCTCGACGAGCTCGCCGCGCACGGGGATGATCTGAGCAGGCATCTCAAGGATGCGGTCGGTGGTCTCATCAACACGGACGGGCGACCCGTCGGCGTTCGCCAGGAACCAGAAGCTCTCGCCGTCCAGCTTGAAATTGGTGGCGTGGGCTTGCCACATCTCACGCCCGGTCATGTGCATGTTCGGATGCGACAGCAGACGGAGGACCGGGTGGTTCTCGATCTCGCGGCTCGTCGATAGCGTCGGGGCGCCGTCAAAGAAGCGAAGGGGCATCCGCTGGAATCCAGAGGCGATAGCCTTGACACCCGCTCGGACCCAGACATTCTCTTCGTAGGGCCGCTCGGAGTTCTCCCGCTGATCCAGGGAGGTGCTGAGGCTCATCACCTTGGGAGGGCTGAAACCCTCGCTGCGGATGGAGACGCCGGGGTAGGTGCCACCGCTCGAGGTGCCGTCGGCATTGAAGAACCGCCCGCCGCCGCTGAACATCTGCGGGTCGGGGAGGGTTAGCCCATCGGTCCCGGCGACAGAACGGACACGCATACCCACCCCACTAGCCAGGGACTTGGCGCGGGTCGGTCGGTTCCAGGTCGAGTCTTGACGGGCCTTTGTCAATCTGGGGACAGTCTAGGTGCGATCCCTGCGGTTGGAAGGGCCACAACTTGCGATGGAAGCGCCCCGAGAGGCGGGCAGATCAGAACCAGGCCGAGGCAAGCCCCCGGTAGTGGATCACAAACTCGTTGTCGCCGCCAGTTCGTGGGAGGACCGGGGCAGTGCCGTCCAGGTTGTACAGGTCGCCACCCGTGGCCCTGAGGGTGATCGACCGCAGGGCAAGCCCCTCATCGGCGTTGCGCTCGACACTCGCCACGGTGAGGGCGGGCCAGGTGAAGCGGAACGAGTCGTAGTCTCCTGATCCTACCAGCCACTCAAGGCGCAGGTCCGTTCCTGCGGTCAGCGATCCAAGCCACGGGATGTCGGCCTCCAAGTTCGCCTCAAGCACGAGCGTCAGCTCAGGCACCCGGCTGGTGAGCCACATCTCCAGAACCCCCTCGGGCTCGCTGGCACATCGACGCGGGGACACGGTGTTGCCCATGTCGAAGTCCAGGGACTTCACGCAGAGGGACACGAGAGCCTCACTAGCGTGGGCCGCGCCCACACGCGCAACCTTGACGGTCGATCCCGCAAACCTCACAGGCTCGCGCTCGTTGTACGGTATGCCTATCGGTGCAGGCCAAGAGCCGATCCCGCCGTTCGCTGACGCGGGCGCATCGTCCAGAAGGCCACGGCCCGACCATTTGAGCATCACCGACCTGTTGACCTCGGCAGAGATCGAGAAGTTTCCACGCATCGCCTTGCCTGTCACGATGTTGCCGCCCAGGAAGAACGAGCCCGCAAGGGTGTCGCTCTCAGAGTAGTACATCGGTGACACGGGCATGTACTGCGTGGGAACCGTGGACCCGCTAGGCTCGACTGCGCGGCCCGTGTCCACCCATGTCTCGGTGGTCTTCGACCAGTACCAGACCTGATCGTCGTACTCTGCATTGCCGCGCACCAAGCGGAACAGCAGCGCGTTGGCACTCGAACCAGTTGGAGGCACGGGCTCAACGAACACGCCACGGCAATGGTTCGCTCCAGTCGATGGATCCCTGAACTCCACCAGGTCGCCCACGGCCATCGCGCCGAAGTCGGCGGGTGCGCCACCGCCAACGACCACATGGCTCTTCTGGATTGGCAGCGAAACGGGGAAGTACGCGAAGCCATAACCACGGGAGCCAGTGGTCTGGATCTGGAACTGGGCACCCGTTGACGCTCCGACCAGGTTCGTCGTGCTGGGCAAGTTGGCGATCTCCCTGGTGGTGTAGACGTACTCGTCGCCATCGAAGGCAGTGCCCATGACGCGGTGACGGTAAGACCCAGACACGATCAGCTCATCGTGGCGCAGCACACCTCCCGCCGCTCCCGCCGCGTCGAGGATCCCCGCAGCCGTGACCTTGTGCTGGAAGATCGGCTCTTCGTGGAAGCCGCTGCCGCGCAGCAATGTGGTCCACTTCGGCGGGTATGCGACCTGGGCCGCGCTCGGGCCGACTAGTTCGGTCACCACATCGACCACCACTCCGCGAAGCTCCACGGTCCCCCTGGCCGGGGTGAGGGACTCCCGAAGCCGCTCGCTGTCGAAGTATGTCACTGTCGGCGTGAGCGACGCCTCGACCAGCACCATCTCCGCATACGCCGGGTTCGTCAGGAAGCCGTCCCTGACCACGCCAGGGGCGAACTCCTCCATCAGAATCAGTTGGCGGTTTCTTGATAGCGCAGGCATCGGTTCTCAGGCTACACGGCTCAGGGGGACTTTTCTACCGCTGGTGTTGACTGCGGGCACCCAGGCGGTAAGACTGGAGGCAATGGAATGGACCCAGAAGCGGGGTCGGCGGGGCCGATCCAATGACCGACAACGCCGGGAACACATCGTCAAGGTTCGCCTGAGCCTCGATGACATCGAACGGCTCGGACGGGGCATCGGTAGCGCACCACTGTCTTCGTTCATCCGAGATGCTGGCCTCAAGGCAGCCGATCAGCGGTCAATCCCGACCAAGACCGACAAGCCGTAGAGCCCGATGGTCGTTGCGTCGGCACCAGCCGGTGCGACCCGCGTGATCTGGAGGCCCAGGGACTTGACCGTTGTGGCGGTGATGTGCGCGTTGGGGATCGTTAGCGTGTACCGAAACGCCTTGCCAGCCGTGGTCGGCACCGCCAGGTCGGCGCCGTTGACCGTGGCCGTAGCGACTGCCAGGTCCGTATTGGCCGCAGGATCGGATGCCACCAAGGCCACATCGAATCCAACGAACTTCGCGGCCTCGGCTGCTGTGGTCACCAGATCGAGCTGAAGAACCGGGTCCACATTCCGAGCGACGCGGTCATCGATGACCCACACCGGCAGGATGACATCCGTGGCCGTGAAGTTCAGAGTCTTCACGAGTCCCTGCTGGCTCGCAGCCGGGGGGTTAGTTGCGTCGAGCGTGTCCCTGAACTCTAAGGGCGCCACGCGGGTGGCAACTCCATTCAGGACGGTACGGGTGGCGCTGAGAGTGTCGGTGCCTGCGATCACGGTGTAGGTCATGCCTTATTCGTACCAGCCAAGGGGCGGCGAGTCAAGACCCAACGGGCAGGGGCCACAGGCAAATAGGCGGGGGGCTGACACCCTGCGGATGTCAGCCCCCCTAGAGAGATAGTCAAATTGGAGGTCCACCACCCATCGGGCATAAACCAGTCACCACAAAAAGAAATGCTGACGGGCGGTGGGGCCGCATCCTAGAAGAACTCCTCCTCTGGGTCAAGTTCGGCCTCGTATTCCATGATCTCCTGCTCCACAGCCTCGACTGCAAGCTGGGGGAAGTTGGGCGGCAGGATCGCCACATCGTCATCGTCCCAGGTGACACCCTTTGACTCGAACCACTCCGCGAAGACGGCGATGAGCTCGTGCGGGGCCTCGTCCTCCCAGCTATCAAACTCCCAGGAGTCGAAGGATCCACCCTCCTCGGGCTGAGAATCGGTCGCGGCAACACGGCGATCCCAGCCGCGAGGCTCGAAGTTGGCTCCGTAAAATGTGGGCATCAGACCACCTCCTGGTCTTCAGGCTGACGGAGCCTCGTCCGCACAGCGAGCCCAATGTGTTTTGCGAGTACAGGGGGGACGGCGTTACCGATTTGGAACATGGCCCGCTTCATTCTCCCCTCAAAGAAGAAGCTATCGGGGAACGACTGTAGCCGAGCCATCTCGCGAGCGGACAGCGTTCTGTCCAGGTGGTAATGGATGTGTGAGCCACCATGATTCTCTTTGATTGTCATGGAGGGCACCCCAGTATATTGGCGCTTCCAGGCATCCGTATAGGAATCATACAGCGACCCACCGGGTTCTACTTTTGACAATCGCTCAACCATCTGGGGGCTATGGTGGGTCCAGTCGTGGTTCGTCGCTAAGTCGCGCTGCACCACTGCGAGGTCTTCGATTGCACTCTCAATCGACCGATGATCCTCTGGAGTTACTACGGCGTTAGGGTAGGGGTTCTTGACCCCAAGGCGGTTGGCAACGAAGATTGCCCGAGGCCGATATTGAGGTACGCCATAATCAGCCGCCTCCAAAATGAGGACCGTCATGTCTGGATACCCTATTGCGGAAAACTCTGAGCGGATCAACTCCAAAACCTGCCCACCTTGCATGGTAATGATGCCAGGTACATTCTCCAGCACTACGAATTGGGGGCGCAGCAATCGAGCAAAGCGAATTGTCTCCCAAAAGAGTGCGTTCCGGGGGTCTTCGGGGTCTCGACGCCCAGCGATGGAAAACCCCTGACACGGGCATCCTCCCAGAAGAACATCTATGGCTCGGGTGCCTACGAGGGACGGGACATCTGAATCCTGAATGTCTCCAATTCGCCCATTCCACACGTTGGCGCTGGGGAAGTTTCGACGGTACGTTGCGGCGGCATCCTTATCGACTTCGACGGCTGCAACTGAATCGAAACCAGCCCATTGCATACCTAACGACATCCCTCCGCACCCTGAGAATAGATCAACCGCTGAGAATCGAGTAGCGCCTGCCGGGTCAGCCCCAGGATCGACGAACTCCCACTCGCCATTGAACAGGTCGGCCAGTAGCCCAGCTTGAACCTTCACATATCGCGAGCGTTGTGGACGGCGTTCGGAGGTTTTCCGAGTCCGTGTCGTGACGGCATCACCCCGATACACCCACCCTCTGGCTCGTCCTTCCATCGAGCGGTTCGGCGCCTTAGGATCGTAACTCATGCCTGCGCCTCCTTGGGGCTGGCGGGGATCACCCGGCACTCGTTCGGGTTGATCCTCATGGAGTGGATCACATCCGACAGAGGCCAAGAAGGAAAACCATACTCGGGCTCGGCGTGGATCGTGCCGCGTGGCGTGATCCGCTCGGGCGGCGTGACGATCAGCTCGCCCAGCGGCGTGATTATCCGGCACCCCTGTGGGAAGAAGCTCAGGATCTCGTCCCTGTGCGCCCAGATGGACGCACAAGTCACATGATGCTCGGCGGGCTGGCTGAAGGAATCGAACATAGGGGTGGATGCGTTGTCGTAGTAGCTCATGGTTTCTGGTTGTTTAGGAGTGTGTTTCGGTCGAGGTTGAATAGGGTGGATGAACATCCTCCACCAAACGCGGGTGAGATGTGAGATGTCGGGTCTTTGGTGATCTCGTCATGCTTTTCGCAGTAGTAGTTGCCAGGTTTGTCTCCACCGAGATAGATGCAAGGTGTTCCCTCCCCGAATGGGCAGGGGGCTTTCTTGCAGCAGAACCCGCTTCGGACGCAGGGGGCAAACTGAGGCGTGTTCATGCCTGATACCCCCGCTTTGAGGCGTGGGCCTGGGATCGGGTGAGTAGCTCATCCACCACCCGCTCACGGCCACCAAACTTCTCAATGACCGCCCAAGTGCGATCACGCACGAGGCCCTTGACGGCCCCGCAGTTATCGACAGGTCGGACTACATAGACGGGCCTCATGCTGTCACCTCCTCGTCCCGAAGCTGCGCGGAGTTCGCCGGGTTCTTGGCCCAGGCCAGTGCCTGTTCCACGGACAGGAAGGTCCAAGGCCCCCCCAGGAGGTTGCCCGCGCCATCGGTCACCTCCCCCTCGAACTTGTCCTCATGCGAGGCTTTGAGCTCAGGGCATCGGCGTTGGATCTCGTTAGCGTAGGCCATGCTCCTGTGAGATACGGTAAAGGTGACCCCATCGGGGAGGGCCAGGGTAGCGGCAGACATAGTGTTGGGCATTTTCATGGTTTCTGGTTGGTTAGTGGGTAAGGGTGTCAAGAGTCGTAGGGAATCCCTGGTCCGTCAAGTGGGCGACAAGGGCGTTGGCAAGAGGGAGGGCCGAAGGGTAAATCGCCAGCACAGCGGCGACATCGCCACCAGGCTGACGGTGAATGATGACCTCGACACGGGTGCCGGGGCAATCCACAGTGATCTGCCCGGTGACCCTGTGCTTCAAGGTGCGGGGCGTGTGACCGCAGGTCGTGAATGCCGCCTGGATAGCGGCCTTGAGAGTGATGGTTTTCATGGTTTCGGGTTTAGCGGGGTGGGCTTGGCGTGGTCCTCATCGAACTGCGCCAAGCAGGAAAGGCAAAAAGTGTAGGGGCTGGTAGCCGTGATCTCGCACGTCGTTTCAGCGATGTACTCCTCGCAATCGCAGCAGTGGACGGGGTAGGTGGGGGTCATGGCTTTGGTTTCAGTCGGTGATGAGAGGCATGCCCATATCCGCTAGGTAGAGTTCGATGGACGCCTTGAGGCTATCGGCAGACGGGCGCAGCGACAAGACCTGGCCGTGCTGACCCTTGACAGTCCCGACCGTGTGGACCTCGACATGGGAGCCGGGGCAGTCAATCGTCAAGGCACCGTTGATGTGCTTGACGGTGACCGGGGTGTAACCGTGCGCCAGGAATGCTTCCCTGATGATTCCCCCGGAGCCTCGGATGCCCCATGCGAGAGGGTAGGTGGGTTTGGTGTTCTTCATGCGGTGTCTGGTTTGGTTTGTGGTGGGTAGTGGTGGGCCGGAGGTGATTTCCTCTCGACCCATGTACAATCGTCTAAGTGGACCCCCAGGTGGTAGACAAATCCCAGGAAATCTCAGAGAATTAGGTGGATCCGCGTTCTAGGGGCCTAGATTCGGTGTTTGACGCGGGATATTTTGACGGATTCGACACGTTCAAGCCGGGAATCACGGCACCTGGCCCCATCGATGCCCGCCATTTGGCGACGATCTTGTCCGCACGGCGCACCGCATCCAACGCTTCAAGCACCATCTGGTCGCCCCAATCGTCGAGCAAAGCCAGGGGCCGACACGCAACAGGCGAAGCCATCCACGCCTCACGCGTGAAATGCACAAATCCAAGGTCATCGGCTGGCAAACCGTGGCCAACGCGACCGTATTCGCCGCGATGGAAGCTCTCAAAAGGGCCTCGAGTCCTAGTTGGTTCAGATGTCATGCTGCCGAGCTCCCAGATTAGACGGGCACCGACCGGCTGCCAGCGATCCCTACAGCGGGATCCTAAACCCAGCCGCCACGGGCCGCAACCGAAAACCCGGTGGAGTAAACTAGACATCGAAACGGGGGATTTTGAGTCTGGGGTTTTTGAGGTGACATGGCCCTACGGGAAGGCCAAAACCTAAGGCTCAGAGGGGCCAAACGAGGGCGGTCGTAGCACTAGACGGTCCAGGTTGACATGGTTGGCGGTGATTTGACCGTGTAAATAAGACCCCCCCGGGGGGTCGGCCATCGAAGTCGCAAAGGGCCAAAAACCCGAAAACCCTGTTCTAGGCCCCTAGGAGGGGGGTCCAAAATGGGCCACCCCATTCTAGGCCCCTGGGAGGGGGGTC